GATGGCGGCCTGGTGATGGCGGCCTGGTGATGGCGGCCCGATGGCGGCCTGGTGATGGCGGCCTGGTGATGGCGGCCTGGTGATGGCGGCCCGATGGCGGCCTGGTGATGGCGGCCGCGCTTACCTTAATGCGAATGATTCTCAGTATCAATTTTCGATTATCTCTTATGTATTTAAATATATAGCAATTTAAATAATAAAAAATATTTTAACCTGTAGTTTAAAAACAATTTATTTATAATAATAGAAAAATTTAAATTATAGAATATATTTTACTCTATACTTTTTTTATTGGTAATTTTTATTAACGTAGAATGCGCTTCAGTTTATATTACTAATAGAAAGTTATTAACGAATTGAAAGTAAATTAATAAATAACATTTATTATTTATTACTTTAAACAATTGATTAGAATATTAAATTAATTCTTTATATAATCTCTTGTATCATATGTTACGGGTCCTTGCCCAAGCCAGCTGGCGCAGGTTATTTCGAATCGCACTATTTTCCTAGGCATCATATTCCAGAGTTGTTTTGATAAATAAAGACACACTCTCCCCAGAGACCGAAAAAACAAAGCCGGACACTTTAGCAGAGTTTTTTGTATTATGGGGTATATTTTGTATAACATGTTTACATCATGCCGTTAATAAGCCGCGCAGAAGCAGCCCGATCCCTAGGAGTCACTCCTGAGGCCGTATACGCAGCAGTAAAAAGCGGAAGATTATCGGCCAAGAAAGACGCATATGGCAAGCCTGTTGTTGATAGCGAAACAATGCGAGAAGAGTGGGCTAGAAACACGCAAACAAGAATCGGCATTGGCCCGAAAGCTGCTGGAGCAGGTAAAGAAAAGAAGCCTTTACGCAGTCGCGAGGAAAGAATGTCTTCTGGAGCAGAGCAGCCGAGGATCAGCAAGACCCAGGAGTCAATTCCCGACTATGACGAATCTCGCGCTCGCACTGAGCATTTAAAAGCAGAGCTGCTTGAACTTGATCGACAACAAAAAGAAGGGCTTTTAGTCAAAGCCGAAGATGTCGCTTTGGAGTGGTCAGAGATTATTACTCGCGCAAGAACTAAGCTATTAGGGATTCCAACTAAAGCTAAACAGCGAATACCAGACTTAGACACAGACGCAATTGGAGTTTTAGATGATATTGTGCGTGAAGCACTAGAAGATTTAGCTGGTGACAGCGAATAACGTACAAAAACTCAGAGAATCAGCCGCTTTAGCTTTTAAACCGCCCAAAAAGATGACTTTAAGCGAGTGGGCGGACTCTTATGCGTATTTAAGCGCAGAATCAAGCGCAGAAGGCGGCAGATGGCATACCTTGCCATATCAGAAGGGAATAATGGATGCAATCAGTAATCCGAAGATCGAGCAGATCAGCGTGATGAAAAGTGCCCGTGTGGGGTACAGCAAAATCCTTAATCACGTCGCGGCCTTTCATATTCATCAGGATCCGTGCCCGATCATGATCGTGCAGCCCACGATTGAAGATGCTCAGGGCTATTCCAAGGAAGAAATCGCGCCGATGTTGCGTGATACACCTTGCCTCAAGGGTGTAGTAAGTGAGGCCAAGGCAAAAGATGGAGCCAACACGATTCTGCAGAAGCAGTTCCCAGGGGGGAGCCTGAGTCTGGTGGGTGCTAACAGCCCCAGGGGATTTAGGCGTGTGAGCAGGAGGGTAGTGCTATTTGACGAGGTTGACGGCTATCCACCTTCAGCTGGCACCGAGGGCGACCAGATCAAGCTTGGGATTAGGCGTACTGAGTATTACTGGAACAGGAAGATCGTTGCTGGTTCAACGCCAACGGTTAAAGACTTCAGCCGTATCGAGCGAATGTTTTTGCAGGGCAATCAAAATCGCTACTTCGTGCCTTGCCCAGATTGTGGCCATATGCAATATCTGAAATGGCCAAACATGAAGTGGCACGACAACGACCCCGACACAGCTAGTTACTGTTGCGAGAGCTGTGGCCTATGGATTCCAGCTTCAAAGAAGCGTTGGATGGTTGAACGCGGCGAGTGGCGGCCCACCGCGCCTGGTAATGGTAAGCACGTCTCGTTTCACATCTGGGCGGCGTACAGCTATAGCCCCAATGCGAGCTGGTCGACACTGGTTGAAGAATTTCTTGATTCAAAAAACGACGCGGAGCAGCTAAAGACATTTTGCAACACTGTTCTGGGCGAGACGTGGGAAGACGAATATGCGTCGAAGGTTGGTGCAGATTCTCTCAGCGAACGTTCAGCGGACGAGAAATACAAGCAGGGCGTGGTGCCTGCGGAGGCATTGTTGCTCACTGTTGGCTGTGACACACAGGATGACAGGCTCTCCCTTAGCTGCTGGGGGTGGGGCCGTGAGGAGCAGGGTTGGTTGATCGATAGGGTGAAGATCTATGGCGATCCGTCAAGAAAGGAGGTCTGGAAGCAACTGGACGAGATTCTGCAGACCCCGTACAAGTCCGAAGATGGTCGCGAATTAAAGCCAATGGTTGTAGCAATTGACTCCGGTGGCCACCACACAAGCGAGGTGTACCAATATGCAAGAGAGCGGCAAAATTTAGGAGTGATTGCCATTAAAGGTATGTCAACCAAGAACAAGCCTCCTATTGGCAAAGCAAGCAAGGTCGACCTGAACGCACAAGGGAAGACTCTCAAAAAGGGTGCCCAGGTGTTTCCGGTCGGATCGGACACCATTAAGTCGCTTTTGTTTGGCAGGCTGAAGCATAACGATGTTGGCCCAGGCTATTTGCATTTTTATCCAACAGTCGACAAAGATTATTTCGAGGAGTTAACTGCAGAAAAGCAGGTGCTTAGGTTTAGGAATGGATTCCCTGAACGGATTTGGGTCAAAAAAAGTAGCGCAAGGAATGAGGCTCTAGACGAGCTTGTTTACGCCTATGCAGCGTTAAACCGTGTCTATCAGATCAAAGATCGCCGCACTCTTTGGGATCAAATGGAAAAAACGCCTGAAGAGCAAAAAGAGTCAAAACGTGTAACTTCATCCAGGCAAAGCCAGAAGAGTTTCGTCAATCAGTGGTAAGAGTTAGACTGCTCAGTATCAAGTGATCTTTTTTAGATGGCAATCCCTCCATCCATAACAAGCGGCGTGGATGCGGTATGGGTTGACACCGAGACTGTTGACGTTTTCGGGGATTCAGTTACTAGCTCAACTCATTCTCTCGTCTACTATTTTCGCTTAAATACCAACTCTCAAGGGTTGACCGCGACTTCGGTTGCTTATGACAGTGGATGGAAAACTACCTTAACTTCTGCTGCTACAACTAATGCTGACCCCAGCCCTGACTGGTTTTTTCAGGCTGTTTTAACAAAAAACAGCGACAGTACAGTTCAGGAGTACAGCAGGGGCCAGATTGAGTTCAGGCCGTCTTTGTCCTACACGGGAACTCCTAGTGCTTTTGATGGTCGAACTCAAGCGCAAAAAGACTTAGACGCTGTAAAAGCGTCAATTCGTAGCATTGTCAGTGGTGGAGCAGTTGCTGAGTACAGAATTGGAAGCAGGAATTTAAAAAGATACGAACTTTCCGAGCTATTAGAACTAGAGTCAAGGCTTAAGTCTTTGGTCGCAAAAGAGAACAAAGCTAAACTGATTGCGTCGGGGCTTGGTGATCCGCACAATCTCTACGTTCGATTTAACAGAGGCTGATGGGACTACGAACAAGGCTCTTAAGAACCCTCGGATTGCAAGTGATTCCTCGCGGCTCTCGTCGAAGTTACGCGGGGGCAATAGTTTCCCGGCTGACAAGCGATTGGATGAGCACTCAGTCGAGTGCTGACGCTGAAATCAAGACCGGCATAAAAAAGTTACGAGATAGATCTCGTGAAATGGTAAGGAATAATCCTTACGCGAAACAAGCAAAAAGAACGACTCAGGTCAATGTTGTTGGTAGTGGTATAAAACTGCAGTCTCAAGTTTTACAGCTACGTGGCCGCAAAACAAGTGATGCTATTAATCGCCTTATTGAAGAGAAATGGCACCTATGGACTCGTTCTCAGTATTGCGACGTAGCAGGTACGAAATCATTTCAAATGATGGAGTGGCTTGCGGTAGGCGCTTTGCCGGAGTCAGGGGAAGCACTGTTTCGTATTGTTCGTCGCCCTTTTGGTAACAGCAAGATTCCTTTAGCAATTGAACTACTGGAGTCTGATGTTTTAGATGAGGATTATCAGGGTCCAACCTTGGCAAAATCCAACCAATGGAGGCTAGGTATCGAAGTCAATGAATGGGGTCGCCCTGTCAGGTATGCAATGCTGACTCGTCATCCAGGCGATGATTGGTTCCAGAGCGCACCACAGAACAATATCAAGCATGTTTTTTTGCCTGCTGCAGATGTAATCCATCTATTCCTTCCAGATCGACCTCAGCAGAATCGCGGTGTGCCTTGGTTTCACTCTGTAATGGCTGACGCTCATCAGTTGCAGGGATATGAAGAAGCCGCTGTAATTCGCGCTCGCGGTAGTGCTTCATTGATGGGATTCGTTACGAGTCCAGAAGGTGAGCTTGAAGGTGATGGTGTTGAAGCTGATCGCAGGATTAGCGAGTTTGAGCCTGGAATGTTCAAGTACCTAGAGCCCGGTCAGAACGTAACCGTGCCAAACATCAGCTCGCCTGATCAACAGTACGAGATGTTTGTTAAAAACAAAATACGGCGTTTTGCTTCAGGTTTTGGCTGCAGCTATGAGACTCTGAGTCGTGATTTCAGTGAAACCAATTACAGCAGTAGCCGGTTGAGTTTGCTGGAAGATCGCGAGCATTGGAAGGTTATTCAGGCTTATTTGATTGAAAACTTCCATAATCGTGTGTTCCGCGAGTGGCTTAATCTTGCTGTGTTGGCCGGTGAGCTGCCTTTCGATGATTACGACGCACGTCCTGAGCGTTATGACACTCCAAGGTGGATGGCTCGCGGATGGGATTGGGTTGATCCACTAAAAGAAGCAAAAGCTTATCGTCAGATGGAACAAGCTGGCTATTACACCAAGTCTCAGATCGTTGCCAAGCTCGGCGGTGATTTTTATGACAACCTCACTGAGTTTGCGAGAGAGCAACAAACAGCTCAAGAGCTTAATGTTGAACTTGATCGTGACATCATTGAAGAACCCCCGGAGGAAATCGAGTGATGCCTGCTATGCCAACTGAAGGAATGCGCGAAGAAGCGCAACGCTATAAGGATTGGAAAGAAGACGGACAAGACGGCGGCACTGAAGTTGCAGCTCGCCGTGCCTCACAGATTTTGAGTGGTAATGAACTCAGTGACGACACTATCGTCGAAATGAGTGCATGGTTTGCGCGACACGGGGTTGACAAAAAAGCCGAAGGGTTCAGCCCTGGAGAAGAAGGTTATCCATCTCCTGGTCGAGTTGCTTGGGCGGCATGGGGTGGAGATGCAGGAAAATCATGGTCTGACCGAACTGTCGAATCAATGGATAGATCTATTGATACACGCGCCGAGCCCGATGAACTAAAAGTTGGCGATTTTGTTCGCTGGAATTCATCTGGTGGATCAGCTCAGGGCAAAATCACAAGAATTGTTCGTGACGGCCAGATAGACGTACCTGGAGCTAAAGTCGTAATCAATGGTGAAGAAGAAAATCCTGCTGCTTTAATTCAAATTTACAGAGAAGGGTCGGATGGATGGGAAGAAACTGATGTTTTTGTAGGGCACAAGTTCAGTACACTTAGAAAGATAGAAGCTTTGCGTGCAATGGACCTAAATTTGGAGGTATCGGATGAAGTCGCAGAAGAGGATTCCCAAAAAGAATTATCTCGCGATCTCGAAGGTAAGACCTTCCAGCGTTCTGAACCAACAAGTTTCAGAATGGTTGATGAGAGGAGCATGGAATTTCCATTCTCGTCTGAATATCCCGTGGCTCGTTATTTTGGAAACGAAATCCTGAGCCACGGCTATGAGTCCGCAGATCTTTCGCGGCTCAACGATGGCGCACCGCTTCTTTATAACCATGATCCAGATCGCATGATCGGCGTTGTCGAGCGTGCATGGATTGATGGTGAGAAAAAGCGTGGCTATGCCAAAGTGCGTTTTTCGCGCAATAAACTTGCACAAGAAATGCTAGACGACGTTCGCGATGGAATACTTCGCGGCGTTTCTTTCGGCTATTCCATTGATAAAATGGAGGAGCGCGAAAGTGAATTCGTAGCCACCAATTGGCGTGCTTACGAAGTCAGTTTGACCAGTTTAGCCGCTGATCCGACTGTAGGAATTGGACGTTCTCTAGTAGAACCCAATGCCGACATTAATGTTGAAGTTGAGCGTTCTTTAGAGAACGACAACTCTGACACTGCGGCTTCAACCGCATCACCCGTACCAATAGTGACTGAAGTCATGGAAAACCCCACTCCTGATCTGGAGGTGATCCGGTCCGAGGCCGTAGAGGCCGAGCGCAACCGGATTGCATCCATCAACAAACTCGGAGAGCGACACAATCTCTCCGATCTTGCAAGCGAACTCATTTCTGGCGGTCAATCCGTCGATGAGGCCCGCGCTGCCGTCCTCGAAAAAATCGGAACTACTGCCGTGGAACACAGCATCACGACCAATGATCTCGGCCTCTCTGATAATGAGACTCGCCGTTTCAGCTTCGTAAAAGCTCTGAACTATCTCTCTAACCAGGGTGACGTACAGGCTCGGCGCGATGCAGCATTTGAGATTGAAGTAGGCGATGCGGCTGCTAAACAGTACGAACGCTCTTCAAATGGCATCGTCGTTCCCAACGAAGTACTTCGTCGCGATTTGGTTGTAGGTACACCTACAGCTGGTGGTGACTTGGTTGACGACGTGCTCCTGGCTGGATCCTTTATCGATCTGCTTCGTAATCGCTTGGCAATTGCTCAGGCTGGCGCGACGATGCTGACCGGGCTGCAGGGAAACATTTCGATCCCTCGCCAGACCTCCAGTGCGACGGCGTACTGGATTGGGGAAAATTCTGCTCCTACCGAAAGTCAGCAGGCAATCGATCAGGTCAACATGACACCCAAAACTGTGGGTGCTTTTGTTGATTACAGCCGTCGGCTTCTGCTTCAGAGCAGCATCAGCGTTGAAAGCATGGTTCGCAATGACCTTGCCCGTGTGATTGCACTGGAAATCGACCGCGCTGCTATCTACGGCACCGGATCTTCCAATCAGCCTCAAGGTTTAACCAACGTGAGCGGAATTGGATCCGAGACCCTTACGGGCACCGGCACCTTCCTTGAGTACATTGCGATGGAAACCGACGTTGCTGCAGCTAACGCTGACGCTGGCGCCCTTCGTTACATCGTTAATGCCACCACCCGTGGCGGCTTGAAGGGCACCAAGAAGGACGCTGGGAGCGGCCAGTTCGTCTTCGCTGATAACGAGATCAACGGTTATCCCGTGATCGTCTCCAACCAGCTCGCCAACAACGATGCTCTGTTTGGCGACTTCTCCATGTTCTGCATGGGCATGTGGTCTGGCTTGGATCTCACTGTTGATCCATACGCAGGCGCTACTGCTGGAACTGTTCGCGTCATTGCTCTGCAAGATGTGGATTTTGCAGTCAAGCAGCCTGGTGCGTTCTGTCTTGGAACTTGATACCCATGAAAGTAGAGATCACACGTAATGTGATGATCGATGGAGAGCCTGTGCAAACAGGCTCTTTTATTGAAGTCGATTATCAACTTGCGGCATTACTAATTGGTAGTGACAAGGCAAAAGAGGCAAAAGCTTCTGAGCCTGTCGCCGAGGCTGCTCCATTTTCCCCCAAAAAAGCGCCGTCTTGCTCACCTAAGCCTCCCGCACGGCGCGGTCGCACTAAACAATCTTCTGGAGAAGACTGATGACAATTCTTTCTGTTGGCCTTGAGAAGCTTTCCCATTTTGCGTTAGCTCCAACGGCTTCACGCACTGCCGCTCTTAACGGTACAGCTGTTGACTTGAACGATTACGAAGGTGACATCTGTGTAATTCTCGATGTCGAGAATGGCGGAACATCAACATTGAATGTCAAGATTCAATCAGCTGACACTTCCGGCGGAACTTATTCTGACGTTACTGACGCTGCGTTCACCCAGGTGAGCACAAGTGCAAGCAAGCAAACACTTGTCTTTGCAAAAGGAAGCGCCAAGCGTTACATCAAAGCTGTTTCGACAGTTTCAACTTCAACTCACACCTACAGCGTTAATGCTTTTGGTGCATTGAAGTACGCCTGATCGTTCACCATATGCGTCTAGCGTTTGCTGGGCGCTTTTTCTTATGGCATTTACGGAAGACTTAAGCGTTTTTTTAAGCAGTAATGATTTTGCTGTTCCTGTTACGGCTGGGTCCACTTCAGGGTTAGGAATATTGGACATGCCAAGTGAAATCATTGCTGATGGCGTAGTGCTGACAACTGACTACAAGTTGACTTGTGAGACTTCAAAGTTTGGAAGCCTGTTGCATAGCGATGCAGTTTCGGTCGATGGAGTGAGTTACACGGTAAGAAGTGCGAACCTTGTTGATGATGGGAAGTTTGTTGAGCTGATGTTGATGAAAAACTCATGACTACTAGACGCGAACAAATCCTGTCTCAGATCGCAACTACGCTGTCCAGTACAGCTGGCGTTAGCGGAAGGGTTTACAGGTCGAGAGTAACTGCTTTTGCTAGAGCGGAATCGCCTGCAATTATTATCGAGCCAACAACTGACACCTGTCAGCAGAATACAAGCCTGCCCAAGCTTGACTGGACGATGAGGGTCAGGGTGATTGTGACTATTAGATCTAGTAACGCTTACACAGATGCTGACTCTGTAATCGAATCGATGCATTCACTGCTTATGGCGGACTTGACTTTAGGTGGGCTGGCCATTGACGTTCAGCCTGTTATTACTAATTTTGATTTTTTCGACGCTGATCAGCCTGCGGGTGTATTTTCTTGCGATTATGAAGTGCTTTACCGTACTCAAGTAGCAAATCTGAGCATCTACTAAAGTTCAAGCAGTTGCAGGTATTACGATGTTGGATGAGTACAGCGGTCAAGGTGGGTCGTACCTTCTCGATCCAGAAACCGGAAAACGGACTCTAACTCAGCGAACACTTCCCGCCGACCCCCTAGAGAAAAATGACAGCAAAGCTTCTTCGGAAAAGAGCGATTCTGATAGAAACAGAATCAACTTACGGATCGGATCCAACTCCAACCGGAGCCGACGCGGTTTTGGTGAGGGATCTAAATATCACTCCTCAGCAGAGTGATGTTGTTAGTCGAGACTTGATTCGTCCTTATTTGGGCGCTTCTGAGCAACTGTTGGCCAACACTCGCGTTGAATGCACGTTCAGCGTTGAGCTAGCGGGATCTGGTACTGCTGGAACTGCCCCTCGTTACGGGAAAGCCTTAAAGGCTTGCGGCTTAAGCGAAACTGTTGCGGCTGGAACGTCAGTCACGTATGCGCCTGTTTCCAGCAGCTTTAGCTCAGTCACTATTCACTACAACATTGACGGTGTTCTCCATAAGGTTACTGGTGCTCGCGGCACTTTTACGCTGAACGCAAATGTAGGAGAAATCCCATCAATTGATTTTTCTTTTACCGGGATATACGTTCCGCCTTCTGACGCGGCACTGCCTAGTGTCACCTATGGAGATCAGGCAACGCCTCTGATTTTCAAAAATGGCAATACCGATACGTTCAGCTTACTTTCATACTCAGGTTGCCTGCAATCAGTAAGTATGGACATGGGTAACACGCTTGTCTATCGTGAGCTTATTGGCTGCACAAAAGAAGTTCTAATCACTGATCGCAGTATTAGCGGAAGCGTAAGTATTGAAATGGTTTCTATCGGAACCAAGGATTACTTTGCTGCTGCTCTGACTGACGGATCTTTAGGTAATCTCACGTTCCAGCACGGCACCACGGCTGGAAACATCGTTGATTTTGCTAGCACCAAGATTGACATAGGCGATGTGAGTTACGGCGACCAGGACGGTATTGCGATGCTTAACATCCCATACACCGCAGTTCCGTCAACATCTGGCAACGATGAGATGTCGCTGGCTTATACTTGACCTGAGGGAGTGAACACCCGGTGGTCGTGCTTCAAAGCACGGCCTTTTTTATTGTTGTAAGCTTATTGCAGTTAAAACTATTCAATGGCATTCGTTCGCAAAAAGGTCAAAACTTTTAAGTGGCCTATAAAAGTCGAGGAACCTGCTGATGGTGGCGTGTTTGAGACTTCTACTTTTGACGCGGTTTTCAAGCGTTTGCCTAAATCTGAGTTTCAAAAGTTTGCTGACAAGGGTGACTTGGATCTGCTTAAGTCCATACTGATTGGATGGGAAGGCATTGAAGACGAAGAAGGAAAGCCAGTTCCCTTCAGTCATGTCACGATGAAAGAATTTTCCGATGATGTTTACTGGACTCGCGGCGTTCTAAAAGCTTACACAGAGACTTTTGAGGGGGCGAAACTGGGAAACTAAAAGATGCCGTCAAGTATTGGGCCAATGGCGGCAAAAGAATAGAAGATCACACTGGCCAAGATTTAGCAGCTTTTGGATTGAAAGCGCAGCCTCAAGCCGCTCCTGAGGAGGAGCATTTCGAAGTGTGGGAAGAGAACTGGGACTCGTTGACAATGTTCTTGCGAATGCAGACGCAGTGGACGGTGACGATGGGAGGTTACGTTGGATTGAAGTACGAGGTTTTGCTTGGTGCGTCAGGGCTGATGTCCCTTTATGATGTAAGCAATCCCCGTGAGATGCTGGAGGATCTTCAGGCAATGGAAGCCGCAGCTCTTTTAGAACTGAACAAGTCGGATAAGTAATGGCAGGTAACGAAACCGTTCTGAAGATTAAGGCTCAGATTGAGGGGCTTCAAGGTCTTAATCAGCTGAAAACAGCTTTACGTAAGTCAGCGTCTGAAGCAAAAGGCGCTGACAATGATTTCAAAAAACTTGTTGGTAAGATCAGAGAGCTTCAGTCTTCTACCGTCAAATCAGTTAATAATTTAAACGCTCAGAAAGATGCTTTTAATGCTTTAAAACGCTCTGTAGATTTAAATAGCAAAGAGTTTAAGGATTGCAGGGATGAGATTGAAAAAATAGACAAAGCCTTGAAGGAGTCTCAAGGTACTGTCGTTTCCTATTCCAAAAATTCTATTAATGCTCTTCGGGCTCAGAAAAAAGAGTTTTTAGCGGTACGGGATTCCGCTGACTTAATGAGCAAGGAATTCAAAGAGGCGGGAGTCGAAATAGCAAAGTTAGACAAAAAGTTATCAAAAGCCGAAGGCAGGAGATCTGGAGGCGGGAGACTTAGAGCCGGAGCCCAGATCGCCGGAACAGTTGCTGGTGCTGCCGTGTTCGGTGGACCTGAGGGGGCGATTGGAGCTTTACTCGGCTCTGCAGGTGGAGTCGGAGGTGCAGTTTTAGGCGGCGCACTTGGCGCACAAGTCGGCCAGTTAAGGAAAGCTGCTGGCGGTGTTGCGGAATATGTAGCTGAGTTGAATTTGGCTAAAGGTGCGCTTGGCGGTGTTTCTAAAGACATTGTTGAGTACAATCAAAATCTTGATTTTGCTAGAGAAATTAGCAACAAATATGCAATTAGGCTTACTGACGTAGTCAAGGGTTTAACTGGCGTCACAGCCGCTGCAAAAGCAAACAATCTCACCGTTAAGCAAACTCAAGCAATTTATGAAGGTATTACAGTTTCTGGTGTTGCTGCAGGCAAATCACAAGAAGATTTACAAGCATTGTTCCTTGCAACAACTCAAGTCCTGAGCAAGGGTAAGGCTAGTGCTGAAGAGATCTCTGGGCAAATCGGCGAGCGTATTCCAGGTGCCGTGGCAAAATTCGCTGCTGCAAACAAAATTAGCCTTCAAGAGCTTGCAGATCAATTCAAGGCAGGCGAAGTCACTATTGCAAAATTCGTCAGATTTACCGAACAGCAGGGTGAGGATTACGCAGAGGTTGCTGAATCTTTGGCCAGTGGCCCTGAAAAAGCTGGGATCAGACTTCAGATTGCGCTTGATGAAGCGGGAGAAGCGTTTGGTGGGTTCTTCCTGAACACAGGTGCAGGCTTCCAAGACTATATAAAAAATCTTGTAGATTTTGTTACTGAAAACGAAGAGCAGTTTAAAATTTTATTAGCAAAAATAATTGTTTTCTCCGAAGATGTTTACAAAACATTCGCTGGCTTGGGCAAAGCTATTTGGCAAATATTTGGAGGGCTTTTCAAGGGCATAGGCAAATTAATAATTGAGTTTTCACGGGCGACCTCAGCCATGTTTAAGCAGCAAGATCTAGAGAGTCTTGTCAGGGAGAAAGGGCTAAAGCCAAACGATATAAGAAGACAGGCTTTTAATCAAATGCAACAGGAATCAGGAGATCTTCTTGCCCCCTACAAGGACAGAGGAGCACTAAATGATCTTTACAACAAGTTGCTAGCAGAGGCTGCCGGAGTTGACAAAACTGATGAAGAAAATCGGTTAGCAGAGGTATTGAAGAAGTTTGGAGGAAAATATGTCCCCCCCGCATTTGCAAAACCCGGTCAAAGTGCTCCCCCTACCCTCGACGAGGGTGGCGATGGTGAAGACAGCGGAACAAAAAAAACTAAATCGAAAGGGCCAAGGCGTGCTGATTTTTCAGATCTTGAATCTTTGTTCGCAAGAGATGCTCAAGAAAAAGTTCAAAAAGCAACTATCGAGCTAAGGGAAAAAATAACCAATGCCCGGAGGGAAGGCAATAAAGAATTAGCCACCGCACTAAAGCAACAAATAAGCCAAATAAAAAATATTACAATTGTCGATTCTCTTGAAAGGCAAATAAGGTTGCGTGCTCTCAAGATCGCAGAAGAAAAAGCGAAAGGCTTAGACGTTTCGCGAGCTGAACGCAAACAACTTGATGATCAAGCCAAAGTATTATCGTTTAAACAAGAAGTAATTACTCGGACTGGCGAGTTAGAACAAGACAATTTGGAAGTACAACAGAAAGCAACTGCCGAGCTAGAAAAACAAAGAAAGTCTTTTGAAGATCAATTCTTAGACAGACAGCGATCACTAGGCTTGATTTCATCTGATGATTACAACAAGGTCTTGCTTGGCAGGGAGCGCGAGAGACTTGCTGATCCACAGCTTGGCTTGACTTCTGAGCAGCAGGCTAGGGGGCTTGATCAATACCGCCAAACAATAGATCCCACTTTGACAGAAGGTTTGATTCAGAATATTGCTGAACTGAAGAAAGGTTTGGCTGATCTGGTTAATCCAGTCAACCAAATCACTAGCGCAGCAAATGCAATTGGCACTGCGTTTTCAAAATCATTTACTGACGCAATTACAGGAGCTACAACTGCGAAAGAGGCTCTAGCTAGCTTCTTCCAAAGTGTAGGCAGCTATTTCTTGGATATGGCCGCACAGATGATTGCAGAGATGATTAAAATTGCAATTCTCAATAGCGTTCTTAAGCTTTTCCCTAGCAGCAAGGGCGGCTCTGGTTTTAATTTGGGAGGTTTTGGGAACCTTTCTTCTAGCGGAGTGGGTTTCTTGGAGGGAGCAAATATTCCATTACTGCCTAGAGCAAACGGCGGCCCACTTAGCGCAAATCAGCCTTCAATAATTGGCGAACGTGGACCGGAGTTGTTCATTCCG